ACAAAAGAGGTACTTAATTTTATTTTTTCATTGTCTGAAGCAGTGAATAAATCTATGGAAGATGATGATTTTAGTTGGTCTGATGCGAGATATTTTCTTGAACCACTAAAAGCATTGAAACCCGCATTAAATGAAATAGACCAAGTTATTCCAGAAGTAATGGACTTGGATGAATCTGAATTAGATGAACTAGTTGCTTACGCAAAAGATAAATTCGATTTGGATGATGATGCGGCAGAAGAAAAAGTAGAACGTGTTGTTGATTGCGGCGTAGAACTACTTAAACTTTTCACAGAGTTAAAAAAGCCAGAATAAATGACTTGACAATTTCCTCTTTGGGTTGTATACTTACAGTGTAACTTCTTAAAGAGGAAATAAGTATGAGTCTATTTACTGATCAAAAATATCTTAACATTTTATCTTCACAATTGCCTCTCTTTAAAAAGAAGGGGGATCATTTGTGGAATTTCCGTTGCCCTGTTTGTGGTGATTCGCAAAAAAATAAAACTAAATCTAGAGGATATGTTTATAGAAAACAAAATAATTTGTTTTTTAAATGTCATAATTGTGGTGATGGTAGGTCAATATCAAATTTAATTAAATTTTTAAATACTGATCTTCATAAACAATATGTTATGGAAGTTTATAAAGATTCTCAAAATAGATATACACAACCAAAAGAAAAACCTAAATATGAATTCAAGCGACCCACTTTTAAGAAAAGAAAACAAGTAAAATTACCTACCATAAAATCATTATCAAATGATCATTATGCTAAAAAATATATATTAGGAAGAAGACTTCCAGAAAAATTTCATAATCTAATTTATTATGCAGAAAATTTTTCAGAGTGGGTAAAAATATATGATCATGATTATAAAGGTGATTCTGATCCAAGAATAGTTATTCCATTTTTTGATAAGAGTGGTAATTTAATTGCTGCACAAGGTAGAGCATTTAATAATACTAAATTAAGATACATTACAATTAAGGTTGAAAAAGATTCACAAAAAATTTATGGTCTTGATAGAGTAAATTTGAATAAGCATGTTTATGTTGTTGAGGGACCATTTGATTCTATGTTTTTGGATAATTGTATTGCAATGGCTGGTTCAGATATATCAGATTTATCATATGTAAAAGATAAAGTTATTGTATATGACAATGAGCCTAGAAATGTTGAGATAGTTAAAAAGATGGAAAAAACCATACAGAGTCATATACCTCTATGTATTTGGCCATCGGGCTTGAATTACAAAGATATTAATGATATAATAATATCAGGTATAGATAAAGTAAAACTTCAATCTATTATTGATGAAAATACTTATACTGGTCCAGTGGCAACTTTAAAACTAAATATGTGGAAAAAAATATGAATATATTTTTCTTAGATAAAGATCCTGTTATTGCAGCACAATATCATTGTGATAAACATTGTGTTAAAATGATATTGGAATCTGCACAACTTCTATCTACTGCGCATAGAATATTAGATGAAGATGATGCAAATCCTAACTTATATAAAGTAGCTCATAAGAATCATCCAAGTACAATTTGGACCAGATCTTCTGAGGAACACTATATATGGTTATATGAATTGTTTAGAAATTTGTCTATTGAGTTTGGCAATAGATATGGTAAGATACATTTATCATGGAATAAATTAGGATTTGTTCTTGATTCTTTACCAAAAAATATTAAAGATGATGGGTGGATAGATCCCCCACAATGTATGCCTGATTATTGTAAAAAGTCTGATACTGTTGAAGCATACAGAACATATTATAAATCAGAAAAAGCAAGTTTCTGCACTTGGAAAACACAAGAACCAATATGGTGGAATGAATAGTATAAATCATGAAGGAGTTAATTTTCATTTCTGTACTGGTGAAAGAAAACCCGCAAGACAATTAGTTTTAGATTATCATTATTCTGGTAGATGTCATAACAATCCAGTTATGGTTGGAAGTCTACATTTAGATGGTGGACTGTTTGGTGATAAAGGTGAGATAGTTGCTGCATGTATATTTGGTTTGTCAAATAATAATACATGGGCAGTTAAAAAAGTAAATGTTATTGAATTAGTTAGACTAGTGAGAAAAGAAGGTATTAAAGCACCTTTGAGTTGGCTCATATCAAAGACTATCAAAGCATTAAAGCATAAGGGTGGTTATGATATAGCTATATCCTATGCTGATGCAACTCAAGAACATCATGGAGGAATCTATCAAGCATGTTCATGGAACTATCATACATACAGAGAACCAGGCGAAGATGGTTTAATTATTGATGGAGAGTTTGTTCCACGCAGAAGTGTTTCGACTAGATTTGGAACTTATTCAAAAGGTAAACTAAGTGAAATGTTTGATGAAGTTAAAGATGATCCTGGTATTCTTGCATTTGCTGGTGAAGTAGAAACAGTTAAAAAAGTTGAATGGAAAGAACATATAGATAAAGGTAAATATTTATATTGGATTCCATTAAATAAAAAAGGCAAACATATAGCAACTAAGGAATTGAATTTTGAAATGAATCCATACCCTAAACCAAAGGTGAAAAATGATTGAAGAAAAAAAAGTACATGATCATGGATTTGTCAGATTGCTTGAAGTAATGGGTGATGATGAAGAAGTGGTTAATGCGGCAAGAATTAGTTATGGTAAAGGTACAAAAAAATTTTCTGAAACTAGAAATTTAATTAGGTATTTGATGAGACATAAACACACTTCTCCTTTTGAGATGTGTGAAGTAAAATTTCATTTAAAACTTCCTATATTCATAATGCGTCAGTTGGTTAGACATAGAACTGCAAATATTAATGAATACTCTGGAAGGTATTCTGAAATGTCAGATGATTTTTATATACCAGAAGATGATTATATTCAAAAACAATCCAAGACAAACAATCAAGGTAGGGGTGATGAATCAGAAGAAAAGGGATTAGTGAAATTTGAAATGAATAGATCTGCAGACGGTGCTTATCACGCTTATCAACATATGTTAAATTATGATATTGCAAGAGAGTTAGCAAGAACGGTATTACCAGTTTCAAACTATACTGAATGTATTTGGAAAATAGATTTACATAATTTTTTTCATATGGTTCATTTGAGATCTGATTCACATGCTCAAATAGAAATTCAAGATTATTCTAATACAATGTATGGTTTAGTTGAACCTCATTTTCCAATTTGCTGTGAAGCTTTTGAAGATTATGTTGTTAATGCAAAATCTTTTAGTGCAGAAGAAATGAAAATAATAAAAGATCAATTGGATGGAAGTTGGGTGATGGATAAGTATAATTTATCTAAAAGAGAAAGATCAGAATTTTTGGAGAAATTAAAATGAAAAATTGGTGTATGGGTATTAATGAAAAATTTTATGACAATTTAATACCTGAAGATATTCCTATAGTTGCATCTATGGAAAAGGGAGATACATGGGAAGTTGACAAATATGAAAAAATAGGTTTCTGGTATAGACCAACATGGACTACTAAATGGGGTACTCATGCTATAGGTGATAGATTAAACAGATCACATTTTCCTGAAAATTTTTATAAAAATTATGGAAAAAAACTTATTGATATTTTGGAAGATGAAATGTTTGAACATAATCCTTATTTAATAAGAGGTGAAAAACCAGAAATTGTTTATGATACATTACTTCCATATCCATTAAAAGGTAGATTAAAACAATATCCATTAAATGATTTTTTACCTGCAGAATTGTATAGAGATCTACCAGTTGGTACAGTTTCTTCTATGGCAGATGTTTGTAATTATTTTTTTGATAGTAATATGAAAACTTATTTAAGACATCCTAGATTATACAAATATGAAGATATAGAAACAAAACAAAATAAAGTTGTTATTAATACACAAGGCAATGTTGTTTGTACAGGTTTTAATGCAAAAACATTTGAAGTTCTTTTGGAAAATTATAAAAATTATGAGATTGTTCAAATAGGTGGAGAACATGATTGTTATGTTGAACATGAAAAAATAGAAAGAAAATTAAATTTACCATTTTGGGAATCTGCTAAAGAGATTGCAGAAGCAGCAATTTATATAGGAGTCCTTACTGGACCTTATGAGATTGCTAAATGTTATCCTAAAGTTAGAAAAAAAATTATACTATTCCAACATCCACTATATACAGATTATGATATTACTCAATATAATGGAGAAAGGTGGGATATCAATGATTTGGAAAGGTTTCACCCAGGCCATAGAAATTTTTTAGAATTTCAATGGTGTGATCATAATACTGAATATTATAATGAACATGATTATGATATAGGTGTAACAATGTCTTACAAAAAAATATAATGAAAGGTCAATATGGCTATTGAAGTTATAGAGAGTGATGAAAGAAAAGAATTTAAAGAAAGAAAAATACCAACACAATCAAAGTGTCATTATGGAATGTTTTTTAGACCAGATAAAATAGGTGATGGTTTAGTTTATTCTTCATGTCCTGAAAATTTTTATAAATCAGGAAAGGGTAAAGTGATGGATACTGAAAATGTTTGGTTTTTGGATCATAATCCATTTGTAGAAAGAGCACCCGCACAGTGTTCAAATAAAATTAATATGCAGCAATTTGCAGATCATACTACATTTTTTCCATATGGGAGAAGTGGATTGCCTTGCTTTCTTTCAATCCAAGATAGATTTAATACTAAATTTGGAGTTAATACTGTTGTAAGACATCCCAGATTATATAAACATGAAGATGCTGAAATTATTCCAAATAAACTTGTAGTTCATACTACAGGTGATAGAAACGAACCAATCGCACTTTATGAAGATTCTGGTGCAGTTATGCATGAGGAAGTTATGGATGTAATACAAAAAAATTATCAAAATTATGATATTGTTCAAGTTGGTGGTGAGGGTGATAATCCATTTAATAGGGGATGTAAAGATCATAGAGGACAAACAATGTGGGAGATGGCTGAAGAAATTTCAAACGCTTCTATTTTTATTGGTGTAAATAGTGGACCAATGAATGTTGCTCTATGTTATCCTAGAGTAAATATTAGATGTTATGAACCACAATTTCCACAAACATATCTAGAAAATATGTTTGTTCCTATGGATGCAAAATTTCCACATAATCAATGGTTTGATTATGGTATTAAAATTTTTAATAGATATGATATTGATTTGGGTGCAACATATTCTTATAAAAAAATATGATTACTACAATAACATTTAATGGAAAAATATATCCAAAATTTCAAACTACTGGTTTTGCTGCACAGTATGCACATCCTTTTGCAAAACAGGTCTGTTCCGGTATTGGATTTGATGTTGGATGTAATAGAAAAGAATGGTGTTTTCCAGGAGCAGTTCCAATAGATTTAGAATTTGATGATGAATGGCATGCTTTAAATTTACCTTATAATGTCAATTATATTTTTAGTTCACATTGTTTAGAACATATTGAAGAAGATTGGGTTTCTGTTTTAGATTATTGGACAGATAATATACAGAAAAATGGTACTTTATTTTTGTATCTTCCTCATTATGATCAAGAATATTGGAGGCCATGGAATAATAGGAAACATAAACATATTTTTACTTCAGGAATAATTAGAGATTATATGTTAAGTCGAGAATATAAAAAAATTTTTTGTTCTGAAAAAGATTTAAATGATTCTTTTATGTGTATGGGAATGAAAGTATGAGAGAAGAAATTAGAATAAGATCTACACAAATTTTAGGTATAGATCCTTCTTATCCTCCGGGACAAGGAACTAATAAAGAAACTATGGGTAATGATCCAAGAAAACAAAATCAAGTTCCATGGAGAATTGGTGACTTAGTTTCATTAATGATCTGTGCAAATTTTAAAAAGATAATTCATGGATCATATATTAAATTTGAATATGAAGATGGTATCCATAAAAGTATGAGAGCTGATATCATATATAAAAATGTTGTAAATGAATTCATACAAAAAGAAAAAAATGAAGTATTTGATGATATATATGACCCTGGTTTAATGTGGTTAGCATCCCCTTATTATGTTAAAAAATATGGTTATGACATTATACCAAAATTAAATTGGGATAAAGAGTTGTATGAAGGAGAAGAATTGCCTTGGAATGATTATGTAGTATTTGCACCTTTAATGAATGCTTCTTATAATCTAGAAAGAAATATGTCTTTGGGTTTTGTGGAATACTTATGTGACAAACTGTATGATAAGTTTGGTGAAAAATTTTACATATTATTACCACCAGAATATGATGGTTCTCTAAATTCAAAAAATATAAATAGAGTCATATCTGAAAAACTTTATGATATTGCATATATTATTGGACATTCAAAATGTTTCATTGGGGGTGATACAGGTTTTAGTCATTTGGCAGGAAGCTCACGTTTAAAAAAACAAATATGTATTGGTTGGCCAAAACAAAGAATAGAAAATTTTAACTATTCAGATTGGCCTTGGTTTTTTGTAAATGCCTTTTCCCTCCAAGGCCAATTTATGAATCAGACATGGGATATGTATCCTCAAGTTGATAAAAGTATTACGGATTATCATGAATTTCTACTTGAAAATAATTCATTGAATGAGAAACAAATAGATAAATTAATAACAATTATAGAATAAAAGGAAAAAAATGCCACTACCTACAGAGTATCAATCATTTATTCACCTTTCCAGATATGCAAGATGGGATTATGATAAAAAAAGACGTGAAACATGGGAAGAAACAGTTAATAGATATTTTGATTTTTTTGCTGAACATTTAGAAGAAAATCATGGATACAAACTAGGTAATGGAGAAAGATTAGAAGTGCAAGATGCAGTGATTGATTTAAAAGTAATGCCTTCTATGAGATGTCTTATGACAGCAGGTGAAGCTCTTAAAAAAGAAAACACAGCAGGGTATAATTGTTCTTATGTAAAGGTTGATAGTCAAAGATCATTTGATGAAATTTTATATGTCTTAATGAATGGTACAGGAGTTGGTTTTTCTGTAGAAGAAGAGTATACAAATCAATTACCAATTGTTCCTGAAGATCTGTATGACACTGATACTGTTATTGTTGTTGCAGATTCTAAATTAGGTTGGGCTAAAGCATTAAAAGAATTAGTTTCATTATTATATGGTGGTCATATTCCAAAATGGGATGTGTCAAAAGTGAGAGCAGCAGGTACACCACTTAAAACATTTGGTGGTAGAGCATCAGGACCAGAACCATTGGTTGATCTGTTTAATTTTGTCATAAATACTTTTAAGAATGCAACAGGAAGAAAGTTAAAGTCTATTGAGTGTCATGATATTGTTTGTAAAATCGCAGAAATTGTTGTTGTTGGTGGTGTTCGCCGTTCTGCTCTTATCAGCTTGTCAAATCTTAATGACAGAGAAATGCGATTCGCCAAATCAGGACAATGGTGGGAAGCTAATGTGCAACGAGCACTCGCAAATAATTCGGTTAACTATAAAGAAAAGCCAGACGTTGGTACTTTTATGCGAGAGTGGCTCAGTCTCTACGATAGTAAATCCGGGGAACGAGGGATTTATAGCAGTCTGTCGGCCCAAAAGCATGTTGAACAATTAAATACCAAAGAAAAGGATGAAGATGGAAATTATATTCAGCGACGAGAATCAAGATCAGATTTTGGAACTAACCCCTGCAGTGAGATCATCCTTAGAAGCAGAGAGTTCTGCAATCTTAGTGAAGTCGTTATCAGAAGATCAGACGATGTCGAATCTTTGGAAAATAAAGTTAGGCTTGCAACTATCCTTGGCACCTTCCAATCCACTCTTACCAATTTCAAGTACCTCAGTAGAGAATGGAAGAGAAATTGTGACGACGAGCGACTTCTTGGAGTATCTCTTACAGGAATAATGGACAATCCTTTAACAAATGGAACTAAAAAGGGATTAGATGAATTACTTGAAAGACTTAAAAAAGTGGCAGTTGAAACTAACAAAGAATATGCAGAAAAACTTGGAATTCCTAGAAGCGCCGCCATTACTTGTGTCAAACCCTCTGGCACTGTTAGTCAGTTGGTCGATAGCGCTAGTGGTATTCATTCCCGTCACAATCCTTATTATATCAGAACTGTGAGAGCAGATAATAAAGATCCATTGTGTGTATTCATGAAAGAAGCAGGATTTCCTAATGAGCCAGATGTAACTAAACCACAACATACAAGCGTATTTTCTTTTCCTATGGAAAGTCCAAAAGGTGCGGTGTGTAGACAAGATGTATCATCACAAAAACAATTAGATC